ATCATCTGCTCGTCGGACGTCGCTTCGGCACTTCAGATGGCTGGTGTTCTTGACTACGCTCCTGCCCTCAACGCGAACAACCTTCAGGTTGACGACACGGGCAACACCTTCGCCGGTGTTCTCAACGGTCGCTTCCGCGTCTACATCGACCCGTACACCACCGGTAACTATATGACCGTCGGTTATAAGGGTGCCAACGTGTTCGACGCTGGTCTCTTCTACTGCCCATACGTTCCTCTCCAGATGGTTCGTGCGGTCGGTCAAGATTCCTTCCAGCCGAAGATTGGCTTCAAGACTCGTTACGGCATCGTACCGAACCCCTTCGCAAAGGGTGCAACCGCTGCTTCGGCAACCGGCGCGCTCGAAGAAGACACGAACGTCTACTATCGTCGTGTTCTCGTGTCGAACCTTCTCTGATAATAAACAGAAGAAGCTACCAAATAAACTTAGGGGACCCTTCGGGGTCCCCTTTTTTATTCCACGACTACTCTCTTCCAGTCGCCGTCTTTGCTCTTCAACCAAAGATTACCATCTTCACCCACTGACATCGACACCTGTTTATCCGGATCATATTGAGGAAAGTTTCCAAGAGTCATAGAAGAACCATTTCCAAGATACATCATTGTACCGTCTTTCTTCTTAGCTCCCATTAGAGTCATTTTTACTGAATCTGCTAATGGTTCCCCTGTCGGCTTCTCCTTAGCAAATGCTTCTACTGCCATCAAGGGCGATAGGGCAAACATTCCAAATAGACTACGTCTGTTCATTCTATAATCTCCAAATGATCTTTTACCACTTTAAACTTAACAACATTGTAATCAGAAAACCGATCGCCACCATACTTAAAATAATCTCGTCCGCCATCTACATAAGCTCCGTTCTTACCCTCGCGAAAGTCGTGGCGATAACGTGAATAGACAACCTCACCCTCCGCCTCAATCCCTGAGAACACCACGTCTTTGATCGAGGGTAAACCATCGGTGATCATCAGGGTGTCGCCCCTGAAGTAAAGCGCGAAGTAGTTGGATCCCTGTGGGTGGGCTTCTTCCGTATAGAATATAGCGGCCGGCCTGTTGCCCCAGAAAGTAGCTCCGGAATATTGATCCCTGCCTAATAGATCGGTCTCGAGAACGTACTTTGCTTTGTACTCCTTCTCGATAATCTCGATGGTTTCTTTCTTGAGAAAACTTGAATCAGTATTGATGATCATAATCTATCCCTGTTTTAATCTCATAGCCTGATTATATACAGACCGGATCAAATGTCAACCAAAAAAAGCCCTAGACCGGCCGACATAACCCATTGAAAAGATTACACAATTTTTTTTCTTAAAATCTGCACTTTTCTATTGACATTTTCTTAAAACTTTGATAAGATCTAGATAATGGATTGGAAAGGGTAGTCAAATGTTACAGGAAATCTACGCGGTTCTTTCGGCCTATATGCTCCCGATCTCGGTGGCCGTCACGGGTCTCACGATCTCGGCAATCTACGAAATCTTCTTTATGAAAGGCTGAGACTATGAAAATTGTTGAACGGTTGCGTGAATATGATAAGCGAGAAGACTGGAGCTACGTAAGGCACCCAGATGTTTGCATTGAAGCTGCCGACGAGATCGAGAAGCTTCAAAGCATAATCCGTGAGATCGTATCCCAGATAGATCAGGGAGGTGAGAACGGTAAGGTGTTCGCCAGAGACAACTGCATACAGCGCGCTCGAGAGGTCCTATGAACAAGCGCAGGTTAGTGACTCAGCGCGAAAATAACGGTGTACAATTATACGTAAAAGTGTATAATGGTAAGATAAGATCACGGAGACCCGCCAATGACGATGCACCTGCTTCCAGTCTACTTCAACGACCTCAAGACCCGTAAGAAGCCGCGTCAGGCCAAGTCGTTCGGCAGCCTCCCGCGCGTCGACATGGCCAAGCTCAAGCACGCTCAGTTCGTCCATAAAGTCACCGGCGGCAAGAAAGCCGACCGCGACGTGCTGCGCAGCGACTGGCTCAATGAGTACAAGAGCACCATGCAGGTCGATCGCTCCGACTACCAAAGCGCCGGCATGTCGTCGAGCTCCGCGCCTAAGCCCGAGGCCAAAGTCTACACCGGCGGCAACCTCAAGGGCATCGCCACCATGCACAAGTCAAACATGGTTCCCGTCTTCAACTCGCAGGACGCCGAGGATATTTCCAAGATGCGACGGGGGTGATTGATAAATAGAGTATGACCATAGACGTAACGACTACCATCAGCGCCGCGAACACTGGGATGCTTTTCTCGCAGCCCGGTGATACGAACTTTCTGTCGCCCTTCGGCTTCAGGTTCAAGCTCAAGCGCGCACCTAACTTAAACTTCTTCGCGACTGACGCGAACATACCCTCGTTTGAGATCGGTTACATCGATCTCCCGTCGCCGTTCAAGAAGATTGAGCTTCCCGGTGATAAGCCGAGTTTCGGCGACTTCACCTTGACTTTCAAAGTCGATGAGAACATGGCGAACTACTTGGAGATATACGTCTGGCTCATGAAGCTCGGCTTCCCTGAGAACTTCCAGCAGTATGCCTCGTTGAAGAACACTGCTATCGGCTCGGGCGAGGGAACCGTGTCGGATGGAACCCTTACCATCCTCAACAGTGCGATGGCTCCCACCACTGAGATTCAGTTCACCAACATGTTTCCATACAGCATGAGTGAAGTCAACTTTACCACGGCCGACACGACTCTCAACTACGTCACGGCCCGTGTCGGATTCAAATTCAACATCATGAAGATCGTGTCGCTCTGACACGTGTGAGGATACAATATGAAGCTGGACGAAATCCACGCCCTGTGGTCGCAGGATTGCGACATCAATCGCATCGAGCTCGGTGAAGAAGCTCTAAAGATCCCAAAGCTGCACAGTAAATACTTACGGATGTTCTCCGACGAGAGGATGCTGCTGCGCAAGCTTGAAGAAGATCGAAGCACACTCAAGCTTCTCAAGATCGACTACTACCGCGGCGTCCTACCTGAAGAGGACTTACGAGCGAACGGTTGGGAACCCTTCCGTCTGTCCGTATTAAAGTCCGATTTGCCAATGTACCTTGACGCCGACCAAGACATCATTAAGATCAACCTAAAGATCTCTGTTCAGCAAGAGAAAGTCGACACTCTTGAAGCGATAATAAAATCCATAAGCAACAGAGGGTACCTGATAAAGAGCGCGATTGACTTCGAGAAATTTAAGGTTGGTGGATAAGGTGCACCTTCGCAAGATCAATGAGACTTATCTCAAGGTCGAAGCCGAGCCGTCAGTCGTACAAGAGCTGTCGGACCAACTAACGTTTGAAGTTCCCGGTGCGAAGTTCATGCCGGCCGTCCGCAACAGGTTCTGGGACGGAAAGATTCGCCTGCTCAACGCACTCACCGCGATCACGTACGCCGGATTGGTAGAAGAGATCCGAAGGTTTTGTAAAGCGCGCGACTATGAGTTCAGCGTCGACCACAGCCTCAAGCCCATGAAAAAGATCGACGAAGAGGAGACGATAGAGTTCCTCAAGTCTCTCAACTTAACCATGAAGCCGAGGGACTATCAGGTCGAAGCTTTTATGCGCGCGGTCAACAACGACCGAGGTGTATTCCTCTCGCCGACCGCGTCGGGCAAGTCATTCATCATCTATCTCATCGCTAGGTACTACAATGCGCGCACTCTTATCATCGTACCAACTACTTCTCTTGTTTCTCAGCTTGCCTCTGATTTTGCTGACTATGGCTTCGACTCTTCCACTAACGTTCATAGTGTATTCTCTGGACAGGACAAACGCTCGGCTAAGCCAATCACCATCTCAACTTGGCAGAGCATATACAAACTACCTAAGAGTTATTTCGAAGACTATGACTTGATCATAGGCGACGAGGCGCACCAGTTCAAGGCGAAGTCGCTGACCACTATCATGGAGAAGATGGAGAACACGAAGTACAGGTTCGGGTTCACAGGCACGCTCGACGGATCGATGACGAACGAGATCACGCTGACCGGACTCTTCGGTCCAGTCTACAGGGTAACCACCACCAAGTCCCTGATGGACGACGGTAAAGTCGCGAAGCTCAACATCAAAGTCATCATACTAAAACACAAGAAAGAAGACAGGAAGCTCATCTCAAAGATGAACTATCAAGACGAGGTCGACTGGATAGTCTCCAATCCACTCAGAAACAAGTTCTTGAGAAACCTTACACTTTCTTCGGAGGGCAATACACTTTTATTGTTCCAGTTTGTTGACAAACACGGTAAACTGTTGTATGATAGCATTAAGTCGAAAGATCCGAACAGAAAGGTGTTCTTCATACATGGCGGCGTCGACGCAGAAGACCGAGAGAACGTCAGAAGAATCGTTGAGAGCGAGTCTAACGCTGTTATCGTGGCTAGCTTTGGGACCTTTTCTACCGGCATTAACATTCGCAACCTTCACAACATCGTACTTGCTTCTCCGTCAAAGTCAAGGATAAGGCTGCTCCAGTCGATTGGTCGCGGTCTTCGACTCTCTGAGACCAAAGACTCCGTGACTGTGTACGACATCGGCGACGACCTTCGCCACGGCGACCGGACCAACTACACTCTCCAGCACTTGACAGAGCGCATGGAGATCTATAACTCTGAAGATTTTGAATATAAAATTTATACGGTGGACTTATGAATAAACCAGTGCCTAAACACTACGTCGACAACAAGAAGTTCTTTACCGAGATCATTCACTATAAGCAGAAGTGTTTAGAAGCGGCGAGTCTCAAGCAGGAGAAGCCGCGCATCCCGCCGTACATCGGTGAGTGCCTGTATAAAATCGCGTTTCGCCTGTCGCTCAAGCCTAACTTCGTGAACTACACCTTCCGCGAAGACATGGTCGCCGACGGCCTCGAGAAGTGCATCGCGTACTTCGATAACTTCGATCCTGAGAAGTCGAGCAACCCGTTCGCGTACTTCACGCAGATCATCTACTACGCGTTCTTGGCAAGGATCAACGGTGAGAAGAAGCACCTATACATAAAACAGAAGACCCTCGAGAACTTCTACTTCGAGGGCATGCTCGCTGAGCAGGGCATGGACGGCGATGAGCGCGCGGTCAACGTCGACCTAGACAATGAGTACATGAAGAACCTCGTGTCTTCCTACGACAAGAAGCAGGAAGAGAAGAAAGCAAAGATCAAGGCGAAGAAGAACGCCGGCAACTTAGATAAGTACTTTGGTGAGTTACCTGAATGAAGATCGCACTTATAACGGACACACACTGGGGAATCAGAAACGACTCTCCGGTGATGCTGAGCCAGATGAAGAAGTTTTTAGATGAAGTATTTTTCCCTGTCATCGATCGAGATAACATTGATACTGTTATTCATCTTGGGGATCTTGTTGATCGCCGCAAGTACATTAATTATGTGACGGCGAAGCGCCTGCGCGACGACTTCCTTGAGCCTCTTCGTCAGCGCGACATCGACGTACACATCATCGCCGGCAACCACGATACATACTTCAAGAACACGAACGACGTCAACAGTCTTCGTGAGCTTCTTGACGGCAAGTACTACAACTTCAACATCTACGACAACGTCGCCGCCGAGATGATCTTTGAAGATAAGACTAAGATCTTTATGCTCCCGTGGATCTGTGACGAGAATCGCGAGCAGTGCATGAAGGCGATCGACGAGACGACTGCTCCGATACTGATGGGACACTTGGAGCTCAACGGGTTTGAGATGTACAGGGGACAGGTGAATGAACACGGCGATGATCCTAAGCTCTTTGATAAATTCGATCTTGTATGTTCTGGTCATTATCATACTCGTTCCTCTCGCTCTAACATTCACTACCTTGGCACTCCTGCTCAATATACTTGGTCTGATTATGGGGACACTAAGGGCTTTTATGTTCTGGATACAGAAACTAGAGGGTTGACATTTATTGAAAACCCGTATAAGATCTTCTATAAGTTTCACTACGACGACATCAACAAGCAGATGGACGAAGTCATAGTGTTCGACGCTGCGCAGTACAAAGACACCTACGTCAAAGTCATCGTAAAGAACAAGACCAACCCGTACTGGTTCGACCTCGTCATCGATAAGATCGAGAAGGCTGGACCCGCGGACATACAGATCGTTGAAGATCACCTCAACTTGAACCTCGAAGACGACACCGACATCGTCAACGAGGCCGAAGACACCATCACCATCATCCGCAAGTTCGTCGACTCGATGAACGTAAATACTGACAAGAAGCGCGTTGAGAACATCATCCAGTCACTATACATTGAAGCGCACGAGATAGAATGATCTACTTCAAAGCAATCCGCTGGAAAAACTTTCTGTCCACTGGAAACGCCTTCACCGAGATACAGTTGAATAAGTCGGACACCAGCCTCATCGTAGGTGAGAACGGTGCTGGCAAGTCGACTCTTCTCGATGCATTGTCGTTTGTACTGTACAACAAACCTTTCCGCAAAGTCAATAAACCTCAGCTCATGAACTCGATCAACAAGAAAGATATGTTGGTCGAGATCGACTTCGACATCGGCTCAAACCGATACCACATCAAGCGCGGCATGAAGCCAAACTTGTTCGAGGTTCACCAGAACGGTAAGCTGCTGAACCAAGAAGCTGCCGACCGCGACTATCAGACGGTGCTTGAGAAGCAGATCCTCAAGCTCAATCACAAGAGCTTTTGTCAAGTCGTCGTGCTCGGCTCGGCGTCGTTCGTCCCGTTCATGGAGCTTCCAGCCGGTCAGCGACGCGAGGTGATCGAAGACTTGCTCGACATTCAGATCTTTTCGGTGATGAACTCACTGCTCAGGGAAAAGATCTCGAGTAATAACACCGCACTTACCAAGGTTGAGTACGACTGCGACTTGACTTCTGAGAAGATCAAGATGCAGACGCAGATCATCGAGAGCACCAAGCTTCTCAACGACACCTACGTCGCGAAGCTCAAAGAGGAGCTAAACAAGAACACCGCAAGGATCGAGGAGGAGCGCGATGTTGTTAAGCAGCTCAGCGAGAAAGCAGTATCCCTTAAGGCCGAGATCGAAGACCAAGAGTCGATCAGCGAGCGTCAAAAAAAGCTACAGCGACTGGAAGTACAACTCGCTGATAAAGTTGCCAAACTCACGGCTGACATCGAGTTCTTTTCTTCACACGATAGCTGTCCTACATGCAAGCAGGACATTGACCATACCTTTAAGTGTGAGACTGTCGGTGATAAACAAGGCCAAGTTCAAGAAACACGGGACGCGATCGATAAACTACAAGTGGAGATCACGCGAGTTCTTGATAGGCTACAATCCATCGCACGGGTGGCTGCTGACATTAATTCAGTGAACATTGAGATCATAACGAAGAACAGTACGATCAACAACCTCATCGATCAGTGTAAGTCGCTCGCGGCTAAGATCAAAGAAACTCAGGAGTACAACGACAAGCTTGTGATCGACGACAGCGTCATGAAGGAGCTCGAGCGAACCCTCGGTAAACTCTCAGACGACAAGGCAGAGCTGCTGCGCGACAAAGACGCGCTCAACGTCGCGTCGATCATCCTCAAGGATACCGGCATCAAAGCTAAGATCATCAAGCAGTACGTGCCGGTCATCAACCGACTCATCAACAAGTACTTGTCGGCGATGGACTTCTTCGTCAACTTCGAGATGGATGAGAACTTCGAGGAAAAGATCAAGTCGCGATTCCGCGATGAGTTCTCATACTCATCGTTCTCAGAGGGCGAGAAGATGAGGATCAATCTGGCGATCTTGTTCACGTGGCGAGCGATCGCCAGACTGCGCAACAGCGCGTCGACAAACTTATTGATCATGGACGAGGTGCTCGACGGATCACTCGACTCAAACGGTACCGACGAGTTCCTCAAGATCATCAACAACCTGACGCTCGATACGAACACGTTCATCATCAGCCACAAGGTCGACCAGATGATGGATAAGTTCGCCAACGTCATCAAGTTTGAAAAGCACAAGAACTTCAGCAGGATAGCAGCATGACAACAGAAGATAAATTGAAAGCTTATAAGGACGGGTTCAAAGACGGATTCGCCGAGGGATACAAGCAAGCCAAAGCCGACGATGATCCACTCACCCCATATTACAGTGATCCACTCGCCCCGCATAGGAAAGCGTTGAAAGACTATCAACCACAGAACTGGACTTCGTGTCAAGTGTGCGGTAGGACTGGCGTCAGCGCGGTGGTGTGCACATATCCAAGTTGTCCTAGCCGTGCATACTGCATTGCAGACAAACCCGGAATGTAAATCATGAAAGAAATCGTAAAGTTTCCAAGCCCTATATTAAGAATGCCGACGCGTCGTTTCGACTTCGTCAACCCAGAAGTTGATCCGCACGAGCTCGTGCAGGAGATGCTTCAGGTTATGAACGACCATAAGGGCATAGGTCTTTCGGCGAATCAGATCGGCTACAACCTACGCGTATTCGTGATGCGTGGTTTAGAACAGAACTACGCCTGCTTCAACCCAAAGATCGTGAGCTTCGGTGAAGGCACGAACGTCCTTGAAGAGGGCTGCCTATCTTTTCCCGGACTGAACGTAAAGATCAAGCGATTCAACAGCCTGCGCCTGAGGTTCCAGACCGCGTCCGGCGGTGTGGATACACTCAACGTTTCAGGTCTGACGGCCCGCGTCGTTCAGCACGAGATCGATCACCTAGATGGATACGAGTTCTTCAATCGCGCGAATAAGTTTCATCGCGACAAAGCATTTAAGAAGCAGAAGGAATACTTAAATGGAACTAGATCAGCATAAGCGTCCTGGAATCAGGATCAAAGACTTCTTCGTGACTTTCGCCGACGGTGACTTCGTCTTGGAGAACGAAGATGGAACGCTCAGTTTAGCGGTTGACATTTTCCGCATCGATGGTAATAATAACTTACATGAAGTCGATGCGAAGATCAAAGACGCCGAACTCGAGTCTATCAGGCCTGAGATCGAAGCTTGGGTCAACGCCGCTCTCGAAGCAGCAATTCAAGATGCCGAGCAAGTCATCGAAGAACATGAAGGCAAGCAAGAGTGAACATATTCTACATCAGTGAAGACCCGTTCGAAGCCGCTCAGATGATGGTCGACAAGCACGTCGTCAAGATGATCCTCGAGTCTGCGCAGCTTCTTTCAACCGCGCATCGCATCATCGACGGCGAGGAGTTCGTCGGCCAGTCTCTGTCCGGTAGAAAAGCTAAGCGCTGGCGATTGCCCGATCAGCGCGACGCGGTTCTGTATCAAGCCACACACATCAACCACCCATCGGCGGTCTGGTGCCGTGAGACTTCCGAGAACTACTACTGGCTGTTCAGGCACTTCGCCGCTCTGATGGCCGAGTACACTTATCGCTACGGCAAGAAGCACAAGTGCGACGGACCTCTGTCGGTCTCGCTGATGCAGGCTCCCCTCGGAATCACCAAAGGCAAGATGACGAAGATGCCGTCGGCGATGGACGATCAGTACAAGATCAGTGAAGACCCATTGACAAACTACAGAAATTATTATAAGATCGGTAAATCTAGAATGCACAGATGGACCAAACGACAACCTCCGGAATGGATAGCAGCATGAGCAAAGATTGGGTAGACGACATCTTTAAGATGCACCAGTACTACGGTGTACATCCAAAGATCAATGATATGAACAACGAGACTCTCAAGACGTTCTTGGAGTTTCGCAAGTTCTTTCTTCAAGAAGAACTCGACGAGTTGAAGAACGCCGAGAGCGCCGAAGACGTGGTCGACGCGTTGATCGACCTCTGCGTCGTAGCGATCGGTACTCTCGATGCGTTCGGTGTCAACTCGTACGAAGCTTGGGACGAAGTTCTACGGGCAAACATGTCTAAGCAGACCGGTGTCAAAGCTTCCAGACCTAATCCTCTGGGACTTCCAGATTTGATCAAGCCCGAGGGTTGGGTCGGTCCGGATCACTCTGGAAACCATGGAAACCTTACAAAAATCTTTGGTTGACATTTTAATCTAGATTTGATATACTTGGATTATGAAACGAGAACTCTTCGACACCCAAGTACTTCAGAGTCTAGATAAACTGACTCTCGATCAAGCGCGCGAGACCGCTCTCGGCCTCGTTGATAAGATGCCTAAGAAGTCGATCAATCAAGCGACTTCCGTCAATCGCATCACACACGACTTAAACAAAGCAAAAACGCCCGCAGAAGTAGCCCGAATCATGTATCAGGTCTACCTCTCGGGCGTTGGTCTTGGTACAGTCGGTTCAGCATGGAAGAAGCACTATGACAACGTTTAGTACGACTGCCGAACTCATTGGTGACATCGGTGAAGTTGTAGTTCAAGAATTCTTCAATTCTACTCGAAGCGTATATAAGTACGACGCCGAGAAAGACGGCACGATCGAACAGATGAAGTACGCGGTCAAAACTTTCCGACTAAATAAGTCGACCCGCGGATTCTGGATGAGCGACAATAAGACGAAGATTATGTGGAAGAACGTCGACGCGGCTGATCTCCTCTTCTTTATTCGAGTTCCAGAAACCATCAACGATCCCGCTGAGTTGTACTTAGCGATCGACCATCGCAATAGCTACAACATGGTCTCAACGAATTCTGGAATCCCATGTAGAAACTACCCGTTGACAAAATGTTTAAAGCTGTGTAATATAACAGAAGATCGTTCGCGTATGTTGTACGAGAACTCAGTTCAGCTCAGGAGAGTGGCGTGACAGATAAAGAATCCGTGAAAGTGCTTCAAGAGTGCATCGACCTGCAGCTCAAGAAGTCCCAAGACTATCAGAACCCGAACTCAAACGTAGTTCAAGCCATGCACTATCGTCGCGGCATCGACACGATCCACGATACTCTGCAGGGCAAGCTGTATCGCGCTCAGTCTTTGCTTGAGTCCGGTCGAGCCGACAGCGCGAACTTTGAGTCGCTCGAAGATACCTACAAAGACTTGATCAACTACGCTTCGTTCGCAGTTGCTTGGCTGCGCGGCGGCATCGAGGGTCAGAACCCAGATCGCGACATCTTCAACAGAAATAAAGTCACGCCGCCCATCAGTACAAATCCAGCTTGGCGCGACTTCACTCCAGAAGAACTGGCGAACCGCAAATGAGATACCTCAACGCAATGAGCATCGACGACATACGCAGAGTCTTTACATGGCGTCTACAAGATAATGAGTTCGTGACTGATAAGTCAGGCGTCAAGATGCTCGAGATCATGAACGCCAGCTTCATCGCAGATCAACCAGCGATCTTTGGCACAGTCAATGAAGACTACGTCAAGCGCGAGCTTGAGTGGTACGAGTCGATGTCGCGCAATGTCAACGATATTCCCGGCGGGCCTCCAGCAATCTGGCAGCAAGTCGCGAGCGAGAACGGCGAGATAAACTCGAACTACGGCTGGTGCATCTGGTCAGACGCGAACTACGCGCAGTACGACAACGTCGTCGCTGAGCTGCAGCGCAACCCTGAGTCTCGACGCGCGACCATGATCTATACGCGTCCGAGCATGTGGCTCGACTACAGCCGCGACGGCATGAGCGACTTCATGTGCACGAACACTGTGCAGTATATGATTCGCGGCGATCGCCTGCACGCTCTTGTGTACATGCGATCCAACGACGTGGTGTTTGGATATAAGAACGATCGCGCTTGGCAGAAGCACGTGCACGATCTCCTCTGCGATGAGCTCGGCTACGAGCCGGGACACATCTATTGGAATGTCGCCTCGCTTCATGTGTATGAGAGGCACTTCGACCTTGTCAAGTGATAGGTGGCTGGAACACTACTTCAATCTCGCGAAGCAGGTGGCGAGCTGGTCTAAAGACCCGAGCACCAAAGTGGGTGCGGTGGCCGTAGGCAAACACGGACAGATCGCTTCGCAGGGATACAACGGCTTTCCGCGTGGAATCAAAGACACGGAAGCTAGGCTGAGCGATCGCGGACAGAAGTATAAGTTCGTCGTGCACGCTGAGATGAACTGCATCTACAACGCGACGTTGAACGGAGTCAGTCTTGATAATGCAGATCTTTATGTGTTTGGCCTTCCTGTGTGTTCTGAATGCGCTAAGGGAGTCATCCAAGTAGGTGTCAAACGGGTGTACATGTGCTACCCCACGACGATTCCTGAGAAGTGGAAAGAATCGTTCGAACTATCAGCGAGCATGTTGTATGAAGCGGGCGTCGGATTTAGCATCTATGAAAAAGATCTTAGTAGTTGGAATGAACCCATCAAATACACCGGGAACGGTGACGGGCGTTGAGCGAAAGAACACTACGTTCGATAAGCTTCACAAGTGGTTCACCTATTCTGGTGTTCAGTATTTCTCTTTCGTAAATACAACCGACAAGCGCGGTGAGATAAAAGCTTCAGACATAGATTGGGATACACTCAAGCTGTGTCTAGAAGGTCACACCAAAGTTATTGCTCTCGGTGGGTTCGCCTCGAGCGCGCTGAAGAGGCTAAATATACAACATCACAAACTTCCGCACCCGTCCCCACGAAACAGGAAGTTCAACGACGCGTCCTACGAGCCTATGGTTATGAAAGAATTGAAAAGGTACATTAGAAAATGAGAGTGGCTATCCTTATGGGTCGCGGCATCGAGGGATGCGGCGTCTCGAAGTTTACGATTGAGATGGCGAAGTACCTGCAGAAGCATGGGCACGAATACGTCGTCATCGCCGCCAAGGACAAGACTTGGTCGCGCAAGAACTCACATGAGATGCCCAACCTCATGTACATTAAGTTCGCCGATGACGGCTCGGTGGATCACGTGGCCGACGCCTGCAACTCATGCGACTTGGTAGTCATCAACTCGCTCCCGCCGTTCGCGTACAAGAAGAACTTGAACTACGACGTTAAGGTCGCTGAGAACTTCCGTAAGATACTTCAGCAGATCACAGCGCCGACGGTGTTGTTTCAGCACGACCACAACAAGATCTCCATCACGCGCAACGACTGCTTGAAAGAATCTATCGAGAAGTCGAAGGTGTTGTTTGCGCACTCTCCGACCGGTGACTTCGCCGGCGTCGTCGAGAGCATGTCAGAAGCCGGCGGGGTGATGGGATTCTTTGGAGGCGAAGCGCCGAAGAAGGAGATCTTAAACTTCCAACCGGGAATGTACTTCGACGAAGTTCGCCAGAAGTATTGGAAGCCCATCGAACAGACCGACAAGATGTGCCACCGATGGATCGGCCGCATGGCGCTGTGGAAGGGTCCGCGACTCATGTTCGACTTCCATGAGAAACACCTGCGCAAGATGAACGCACTCACGATCCTTGAAGGCATGGAGAAGTCTCTCGCTTTTGTTGAGATCAAGCAGAAGTATTCTTTCCAGTACTTCAACACCGAGAACCCAAACAACGTAGACTTCGCTCCTTGGTACGGCAACACGGCCACCGTGTTCTCATTCTATAAGAACCATGAGCTTCTCGAGCGCTTGTCGAAGTCGGGCTACGGCTACCAGCTCTCGCTTCTAGATCCTAGGTACATCAAGCGATCGATCGAGTACACGCACTGCGAGGTTGCAGCCACGGGAGCGATCCCAGTGTTCCACAAGGGATACGGCGAAGCATGCACGCATCGAGTGCTCGGTAAACCCTTGACAGAATGCAAGGACAGTGGTACTATATGGTTATCGAATGAGAACATGGAGCAGTGCGCAGACTTGATCGCCACGCTGAACACCGACGACGGACTCCGCAACGAGTACCGCGAGAAAGCCTATGAGTTCTATAAGTCACATCAAGACGCAGACGCTGTCTTCGACGAAGCGTTTAAACTGATCGGAGAAGCAAAGTGAAGCACGCGACAATCGTACCCCTTATCGGAGGTGAGACGCTCGGGTCTGAGAGAGCTTTTGGTTCTCGACCCGAGTGGCTTGCTTCCTACGAGCCGTTCATGGCGAACGACAGCCACCTATTGAACTACTACAACAACGAGGTTCCTTATCACCTCATCGATAAGGGCGACTTCCCTAAGACCAAGGTCGACGTGATCAGCACCGTGTGTCCGTGCGCCGGTCTATCGCAGCTGTCGCACGGCTTCGGCGATCACAACCCAAACAACAAGTGGATGACTGAGACGGCGAAGTACGTGCTCGGTGAGCTTAAGCCCGAAGTGTTCTGGGGTGAGAATGCACCGGGATTCGCCGGTAAGATCGGTGAGAACGTTCGCAACCAAGTTCGCCAGATCGGTCTCGACAACGGATACAGTATGACGGTGTATCGCACGCGTTCGCTGCTTCACGGTGTCGCACAGGTTCGCGAGCGCTCGTTCTACTTCTTCTGGAAAGGCGACAAGGTTCCCGTGTTGAACTTCTACAACCGCGAGCGCCCAACGATCGAAGACACAATCACCGGCGTCACGTCTAACTTCCAGATGGATCCGATCAATCCAAAGACGCCGTCGAAGGACGACCCGTACTATCGCTTCATCCTTGAGCACATCCACGGTGGGATCAGCCATCGCGACTTCTGTAAGAATGTTGAACCAGCTAAGGCTCGAGGACAAGACGTTTTATCATATATAGAACGAGTGGGCGTCGACTACAACGAGGTCGCCGAGTGGATGGGTCGCAACGGCTATCCAAAAGAAGTCGACAAGTGCAAGGGCCGCAAGGCAAAGATGGCGGCGGGTGGAAACATCATGCGCCGCGGAACCATCGTTCCACGAGACTACATCGGCGCGTTCGTCGGCCACTACCCAATGATGTTGACGCATCCGGTTGAAGACCGCTACATAACATACAGGGAAGCCATGACGATCATGGGACTACCGCAAGACTTTGAACTGCTCAACCCAAAGAAGAGCGCAAACCACATCTGTCAAAATGTACCAGTGAGCACCGCACATGACATGGCAACCGAAGTTAGGGAATACCTTAGCGGAAACCGAGAACTCGTATCATCTCGTCTCGC